GTCTTGAGTGTGTCAAATCCGTAAGGCTGGTGCCCAGTTCCGGTAATGTCCACGTCGTACAAGTTGTTACAGGAGAACACCCATGATCCGGTTGATCCGATGGCGGGGTTGATGGAGATGACATCACAGTAGCGCAGCTTGCACATCCTATACGCGCCAAAAGGTCGCCAAGAGATTTGCTTAGTCCTCTTATAGCTTCGGCGGCGGCGGTAAGGGCCCTTGCGGCGTCGGTAAGTTCGTCGTCTACGGAAGACACGCTTTCGTTTGACCATTGCATTTGTTTGTATTATGACCTTGGGTCATATGACTTGAGACATAGCTGTCTCACAGGTGCGGGGTAATAATATACCCGCACCTGAGTCAGTCGCCATACTGGCTGGTATAAAGTGGTCAGCCTTATAAAGACTACCTGTCCTTGCTACGCGTGGGGCGAGGCGCCTTCGGCGCTGCGACCTAACTGTTGGTAGGGCTAAGGCGGACGCCTTCGGCGTCTGGTACCTAACTGTTGGTACGGTCAGGAGGCGGCTTCGCCGCTGTAGGAAGCAGCACGTAGGATTCGCCTGCGGCGAATCACCTATTCATAGTTGATTTTATCCCACAACCAACTTTCCAATTTCGTTGTCACAAGTTTTTAGCCAATCAAAATTGTCCGACCTCGGACGTTTGGTTGTTGCTGTTTGTTGCTCACAAAACAATATTTCCCAATGGCTGAAGACCTTGAATTGATTGAACCTGACTGGACTGAAGGCAAGACCTCTGATCGTTACCGTGATGTTTGCTTCACCTGCTACAATGTTTCTGATGAGAATCGTGCTCGTCTTCTTTCGCTGGAATGTCAATATATTGTCTTTCAGCTAGAGAAGTGTCCTACCACTGGCCGAGAGCATTTTCAGGGTTTTATTCAGCTTCGTAAGCAGATGCGGTTTAATGCTGTGCGTGCCCTGGACCTGGGGCATATTGGAAGGCGCAGGGGCACACCGACGCAAGCAGCAGCATACTGCAAGAAGCTCAAATCCCGTGTTGCTGGTCACTGGGAGTCTGGATTAATTCGTGATGAATGCGGCAAGCGTACTGATATTGAGGCAGTCAAGGAAGCTGTCACTCTGGGCAAGCGTGGTCGTGAACTTTGGGAAGATCACTTCGGTACTATGATGCGTTACCACAAGGCTGTTGACCGTTTTATTAGTCTCTGCTCCACGCCGCGCTCGTGGAAGACCGAGGTCTTCGTCTTCTGGGGTGATGCGGGGTCTGGCAAGTCAAGGCGTGCCTTTGATACTGCCCCGGCTGCCTACGTCCATGACGGATCCCAATGGTTTGACGGATACTGTGACCACGAGGACGTCATCATTGATGACTACACCGGCAGCATCCAACTGGATGTGTTCCTCAAGCTTCTGGACCGGTATCCCATGCAAGTGCCCATCAAAGGAGGCTACGTCAATTGGGTGCCAAAGCGCCTCTTCATTACAAGCAACCTCCAGCCCGTGGACTGGTACCCCCGTGCAACTGCCCAGCAGCACGCTGCTATCCGAAGGAGACTGGACACCGTGGAGTTCATGGGAAGAGCCCCTGACTTCGGAGCAGCCGGAGCTTCCGCCGGAACTCCTGGAAGTCCTGGAGGACCCTATTAGTGACCTGGATGAGTTTGATCTCCAGTGTCTGTGTTTGTCTGAGATTGATCAATAAAATCTTTTATTAACTTTGCGGCAATTCAACGGGTGAGAAGAAGCGTGCGGTGTATTCAATCTTAATGTTCAGGGTCATTGAGCCCAAATCGCCCGTAGGTACCGGGGAGAACAGGCACACGTGGAAGAACCACTGATCAACAGGTGCAACATCCATTGCTGACATAGTGTACTTGTCCTGAGTCATTGCCATGCGTCCGACTGTTTTTCTGAGTCCCCATCCCTTAGAAATGCGGGGAGATGCATTCTGGGTTCCGTTTCCAAAGATTCTGTATCGGTAGCCAGGCTGCTCCTGAATCTGCTGAGGGTCGGGGGACGTAAGTGCAGACTTGTCTGAAACTTTGATTCCAAGTCCGAAGTAGTTGAACTGCTCTCCAGGGATGGCACTGACGGTAATCTTTGCCCCCACAACGGTGGCCTGCTGGTAGAGTGTCTTGAGTGTGTCAAATCCGTAAGGCTGGTGCCCAGTTCCGGTAATGTCCACGTCGTACAAGTTGTTACAGGAGAACACCCATGATCCGGTTGATCCGATGGCGGGGTTGATGGAGATGA